GGATAGAGCTTTCTGATCTTGGAGAGACATCAGCACCTATCTGGTTATATGAGTTACTAGATGGATATGACTTTGATGAAGTTAAAGAACATGTTCAGTTAAGTGCTAACAACCATGCAAAATCAGACGAAGCTACTAGGAGAGACTTTATCAACTGTGGTGTCAGATGGGCAGAAAGAAACAATATTGATGATCTTGAAGATATCAAGACATGGGTAAACAGATCTGAACATCAGTGGAAATCAAAAGAAGTTGATAAGATAGCATCATCTATTTTGGTAGAATCTGAGGTAGCAAACGTTAGACACATATCTACAGGTTCAGCAGCAAAATCAGAAGCATATGAGTTCTTAGACTTAGAACTAAAGTATGGTGAAGAAAGAATCACTAACCCTATAGTTCTATGCACCAAAGAGGATGACTACATCAAAGACGCTTTCATGACTCACATGAGAAAGTTTGTTCAAGATAAAGATGACCTTGAGACAACAGAACTTGTTGGTTACACTAAAGGTTGTGAATCTGAAGAAGCAGTTATCAAACAACGTGAGGATGCTAAAGAAAGATTCCAACAACTTGATGATCTAGTATGTGATTATGCATTTAAGAAAATGAAACTCAATGGCAAAATGCCATATGAGTGGAAAGGATTCTTACCACAACTATTTGGTAAGGAGTGTGGTGATGGTATCGCTAAAAAATTGGTGGATTAACCGCACCCATTAAATTCTCCCTAGTGTTATAAGTAATAGTGTGATGCCGAAAGGGTCACACAATTACAACTCGCTTTAAAAGGAGACAACCATGAACATTCAAAGGTATAGTGCTGCAGACCTCCCCGCACTTTTTGACGCTATCACAAAACATAGCATAGGATTAGAAAGCTACTTCGATAAGATAAACGACATTCGAGGCAGTGCAACATATCCACCATATAATCTAATAGAGGTAAATGATGTTGAATCGAAACTCGAAATCGCACTCGCAGGATTCAAAGAAGAAGAAATCAAAGTATATACGGAACAAGGAAAATTATTTGTGGAGTCTAATCGCAAAGAAGAGACCGAAGAATGCAACTGTATCCATAGAGGCATTGCTAGACGGAACTTCTCTAGGTCGTGGACGCTCGCAGATGATACGGAAGTTCGACAGGTCACATTTGCCGACGGACTCCTTACCGTGGAACTGGGAAGGATAATTCCTGAGCGTTACGCAAGGAAAGATTTTATCTAATACATAGGGGGGATTGACAAAAATCAATCTCCCCTTTATAATGTAAATATCATTAGTCAAATTATGGCAAAGAAGAAAGAACCAATCAATGTAACACCACCACCAAATCCTGTGGATGAGTCATTGGTAAAATCTGAGAGAGTCAAAGTTGTTGTCATGTTCAATGGTGACAATGTAATATGCGATCTACAGGAAGCAGTAGATAAAGACTCTGGTGCAAGACAGGCATATATTATGAACTTCCCTTATAGGGTTAACTACGATCAACCTAAGTTATCCGAGACAGGTATCGTTACAGATCCAGAAGTTAAAGTTCATTATCAACCATGGTGTCCACTAACACCTGAGACAAAGATACCTATCAATCATAATATGGTTGTTACTATCTTGGAACCAGTTCCTAGTCTTAGAGATACATACATCCAGAATGTGCAGAAGATGGGTGGCAACGTAGGATGAGCATAAAGATTTTATTATTAAGATCTAACGAAGAAATAATTACAGAAGTTCAAGAGATAGCAGATCCTGAGACTAAAGAGTCAATAGGATTTAAGCTACACAAACCCTTTCGTTTAGAAATTGTTTCTGACGAAGGGGATCTCGTTTTCAACAGAGAGAAAGGTTATCAGTTATCTTGGTTTCCTTGGGCACCTTTGAGTAAAGACAAAGATTTCTTTCTCCCTGCAGGACATGTAATTACTGCATACGATCCGTTAGACAGCATTACAGAACAATATGTTCTAGCAATCAAAGAAGAAAACTATGATGAGAACTTCAAGAAACATGAAGATGTCATTGCGGGTGTTCAGAATGATGACCTAGACATGGAACAAATATTTAAAGACGCAGAACAATTACTAGAGGATGAAGAAGATGCAGACAGCACTGATATTGCTTAAGAGTGGCATATACCTAATCGCTAAAGCAGAACAACTTGAAGAAGAACCTAGTTGTCATATGGAAGATCCTTATCAGGTTAAGGAAGATGGCACACTAGAACCATGGCCACGTCATTCTACTGACACTGACGTCTTGCTTTATTCTGAAACTATTGCTACAATAGTAGAACCAACAAACGAGATCAAAAAGAAATACGAGACTGTTACTAAATGAGTTTCTATACCAACGTGCAACTAGTTGGTGATAACTTGCTTTATCTTGGATACGAAGATGGACAACGTATTCAACGTAAGTTCAAGTTTTCTCCAACTCTTTTTGTTGTCACAAAAAAACAAACCAAATACAGAACACTTGACGGTAGGTATGCAAAACCTATTCAGTTTGATTCTGTTCGTGAAGCACGTAAGTTCGTAGAACAATACAAAGAGGTGCCAAACTTTGAGGTGCATGGATATGACAGATACTTGTATCAGTTTATATCTAAAGAGTTTCCTGATGATGTTGATTTTGACCTCAAGAAAATGAATATCATGTCACTTGACATCGAGGTTCAATGTGAGAATGGATTCCCTAATGTAAAAGAGTGTGCTGAGGAAATGCTTAGTATTACAGTGCAGGATTATGCAACACGTAAGATAAAAGTATTTGGCACTCGACCATATAAAAATACACGTGATGATGTAGAATATATTTTGTGTGATGGTGAAGAACATTTACTTCGTGCCTTCCTAGATTATTGGATACAAAACTTCCCTGACATTCTTACAGGATGGAACGTAGAACTTTATGATATTCCATACATCTGTGGTCGTCTAGAAAGACTATTCGGCACAAAAGAAATGAAGTTGATGTCACCTTGGAACATCGTCTATGATGAAGAGATAGAAATAAAAGGTAGAACAAATAAAGTGTATAACATCTATGGCATCAATGTCATGGATTATATGGATCTATATAAGAAGTTCACATATACAAATCAAGAATCATATCGCCTAGATCATATCGCATTTGTAGAACTCGGTCAAAGAAAACTTGACCACAGTGAGCATGAAAACTTCAAAGCGTTCTACACAGATGACTGGCAGAAGTTTATTGACTACAACATCATTGACACAGAACTTGTAACTCGTCTGGAAGATAAGATGAAGTTGATAGAACTTGCTGTTGCTCTAGCATATGACGCTAAGGTAAATGTGAGAGATGTATATTATCAGGTGAGGATGTGGGATACACTGATCTACAACTTCCTCAAGAAAAAGGGTATCGTTGTCCCTCCTGCAAAACGATCAAGTAAGAACGACAAATATGAGGGTGCTTATGTCAAGGAACCAATTGCGGGACGCTATGAATGGGTGGTTAGTTTTGATCTCAATAGCTTGTATCCTCACCTTATTATGCAATATAATATTTCCCCAGAAACCCTCGTTGAAAAGAGGCATCCATCCGCTACAGTTAATAAGATCCTCGGACAGAAGGTAGAAGTTCCAAAAGAGTTTGCTGTGTGTGCAAACGGTGCAATGTATCGTAGAGACATCCATGGTTTCTTACCAGAGATGATGCAGAAAATATACGATGAACGTGTGCAATCTAAAAAACTTATGATCCTTGCCAAAAAGGAATATGAGAAAACCCCAACAAAGGAATTAGAAAAAAGTATAAGTAAGTATAACAACATACAAATGGCACGTAAGATTCAATTGAACAGTGCCTATGGTGCAATTGGAAACCAGTATTTTAGATACTATAATCTTACCAATGCTGAGGCAATCACAATGTCAGGGCAAGTTTCTATCCGTTGGATAGAACATAAGATGAATGCCTATCTAAACAAAATACTAAAAACGGAGAAGAAAGATTATGTCATTGCTAGTGATACTGATAGTATCTACCTCAATCTGGGTGATTTGGTCAAGACTGTATACAAGGGGAGAGAAACGACTGATCAAAGCATTGTGTCGTTCCTTAATAAGATCTGTGAGGTGGAACTTGAGAAGTATATTTCGAGTTCTTATGAAGCGTTGGCGAGTTACGTAAACGCATACGATCAAAAGATGATAATGAAGCGAGAGAATATCGCTTCTACAGGTATCTGGACTGCAAAGAAAAGATACATGCTCAACGTGTGGGATAGTGAGGGTGTAAGATATAAAGAACCCAAGCTAAAGATGATGGGTATTGAGGCAGTGAAGTCATCTACTCCTGCACCATGCAGGGGTGCTATTAAAGATGCTATCACTATTATGATGACTGGCACAGAAGACGATCTTGTATCGTTTATAGATAGTTTTAGACAAAAATTCAATTCCTTACCACCAGAAGATATAGCATTTCCGAGGTCTGTCAATGGACTACGCAAATTCAAAGCGTCATCAGGCGTGTATACAAAGGGATGCCCTCTACATGTTCGTGGAACTTTGCTTTATAATTTTCACATCTCAAAAAACAAACTTGAATACAAATATCCACTAGTGCAAGAGGGAGAAAAAATAAAATATCTCTTTCTACATCGCAACAATCCAATACATGAAAACGTTGTATCGTTCCTTAACACATTCCCACGTGAATTGGGTCTCGAAGGTTCGATAGATCGTGATACCCAATTTAAGAAATCCTTTCTTGATCCTTTACAAATCATCTCTGGCGTGATAGGATGGGAGACAGAGAGGAAAGCTAACCTAGATTTTTTATTTGCATGACATCATCATTTTTGAAAAGCATTGTCAAAGAGATTGACAATGACTACGCAGGACTATTATCAGAGGGTGGCGTAGGTGACATTGAATCTTTCGTTGATACAGGATCATATATTTTCAATGCATTAGTTAGTGGATCTATCTACAAAGGAGTCCCTAGCAATAAAATTACTGCACTAGCAGGAGAGAGTGGAACAGGTAAAACATTCTTTTGTCTAGGTGTAGTTCAAAGTTATCTACGTGATAACCCAGATGCGGGTGTTGTTTACTTTGAGAGTGAAGCAGCAGTCACAAAACAAATGATTGACGAACGTGGCATAGATGGTTCACGTATGATACTCGTTCCCGTAACAACCGTCCAAGAGTTTCGGACTCAGGCAATACAGATTTTAGATAAATATCTTCAACAGAAGACAGAAGATCGCAAACCTATGATGTTTGTGCTAGACTCTTTGGGTATGCTTTCCACATCTAAAGAACTAGCAGACAGTGCCGAGGGTAAAGACACTCGTGACATGACTAGAGCACAAGTTGTGAAGGCAATTTTCCGTATTCTTACATTGAAACTTGGCAAAGCAAATGTCCCCCTACTTGTTACAAATCACACATACGATGTCGTTGGTGCCTACATCCCAACTAAGGAGATGGGTGGAGGTAGTGGACTCAAATACGCTGCATCTACAATCATATATCTATCTAAGAAGAAAGAGAAAGACGGAAAAGAAGTTATTGGAAACATTATCAAAGCAAAGGCTGCTAAGTCGCGTCTGACAAAGGAGAACGCAAGTGTTGATACAAGATTATATTTTGATGCAAGAGGACTGGATAAGTATTACGGACTATTGGAACTGGGTGAAAAATATGGAGTCTTTGAACGCAAAGGAAATCGCCTTGTTGTCGGGGAGTCTAGCGTCTACCCTTCTGCTATTCTCAAGGATCCTGAGAAATATTTCACAGCAGAAATAATGGAGAAACTTGACTGGGCAGCAAGTCAAGAATTTAAGTATGGATCATGATAGACAATATATTTCCTGCAACCGTCCGCAAATATAATCTAGTTCACGATGGTATAAAGAAATGGGGAACAAGATTATACGACAGCGAAAAATTTAATATAACATCACCATTTTCATTACACCTAACAGATATAGATGCATGGGTTACTGAACAGTATACTGACATCCTTACAGAGTTAGTCAAGGATTTGAGTCTGGATAAAACACACGTTGCATTTATTACAAATGCTGTTTTCTGTGTGTTAGAAAAAGGAGAAACTCTACAGATTTGTAATACCTTACCTAGTCAATATACATTGACACATTACATAGAAGGTGTTACTCCAGATATATTCTATCATCCTGCTAGGTCTTTGTTAGAAGTGTTCAATCCTGGTCATCCAGAGTGGACTAGTGCATCATCCTTGTTTATTAACGAAGGAGATGCTATCATACATCCATCATACTTGGACTACACCACACCTCCAGTTGACGAGAGAAGAATGACTCTCACACTTTTATTACAATTACATCGCAAATGAACGAAGTAGAACAGTTAGTTATAAAGAACTTATTGCTAGATGAAGAGTATGTTCGCAAGGCATTACCTTTTATCAAATCTGAATACTTCGCTGATCTTATTGGTAGAAAACTATTTGAAGTAACGTCAAAATACTTTACAGATTATAGTGCAATACCTACAAAGGAAGCATTAGTAATAGAAGTAGGACAGTTAGATAATATCTCTGACGATCAACACAAAGATATCGTAAGATCTATCAATGAGATAGATTCTGAGAAGTCTGAATTTGATTGGATACTAGACACTACAGAAAAGTGGTGTAAGGAACGTGCATTATATCTTGCACTCATGTCATCAATTAAAATTGCAGAGGGCAA